AGCTAGCTCAATCATAGCAGGACGGATGTACCGTGTGGAAAACTCTTCGATATCGAGAGAAAGCTCGACAGAATCAAATTCAAATGGCACAACTCGTCGCTGGTCAAGAGTCATAGCAACCTTGCCTTCAACGGTGTCATTGATGTTTGAAGTGATGTCAGCTGCATTGTGAGCAATGTAACGAACTCTTTTACGTACAGAAATGCTATTGCCGATCTTACGACCGAACTCTTTGTCTAGTTGACGGTCAACCTTTTCAAGCAGGACCATTGCGTTTTTGAATTCCACCATTGCACGTTTAGTGATGATAGCAGGGTTAAGTAGTGCGTTAGGCATTGTAGCCTCCCAGATTTAATTAAGGTTTATAGTGCAGTGGTCTTGGGTTTTGTATGCCCGTTACTTCTTTAAATTAGCTTGGTGTGCGGCATAATACTCGTCCATGCTCATGTTCTCATCGTACCGTGGGTCGCTAGAGGGACGTGAAATTCCTCCTTCGGTAGCACCAATGGGTTCAGGTGCACTTGATACTTTCACAGGTGCAGCTGTTGACAGCCCACCTTGTATTTGTCCTAACTTCATAAGTGCTTGGCTCGGTGCCATTGCTGACAGCTCGCTAAGTACTTGTGGGTTGCTTAACAAGTGATGATCCAGTGCTGGCCCTTGTGGACTTTGCAGGATCGCTTGTTGAATCTCTTTCGTGTATTGCACCCCGGGCGCGTTGTTGATTGCTTCGACGTAACCAGGGTTAGTAGCTGCGTATTCACTAGCAGCAGAGTTGAATCCTGCTAGGCTATCGGCTTCCGTCTTCTGCGCTGCTGCTTGTTTGGTGACCGTCGCTTGTTGCTCTAGTGCGGCGGCTACTTGCTCGCCTACTTGCTTACTGATCAATGCAGCATTGAACTTAGTCTCGTCGTAATCAAAGTCCTCAAGCCTAATCTCAGTGTTCTCGGTAACATCCGCTGGCGTCTCAGTGACTGGTGCGGCCTTTGCTGCTTCAAGGTCACGTTCGCCTTGCTTCATTTGGAAATACAGTTTGTTATAATCTTCTTGGCTTACTGTTGCTGGGGCGGCTTCTTCAACGGCTGCCTCTTCAACGATCTCTTCTACCGGTGTGACTTCTTCTTCTGACATAATCTCTACCATTGTGTGTTGAATTGTAGTGGCTCAGCTTCTCGGGTTATCTCCTTCAACGGAGCGAACGCCATCGCTAATGCATCACTTAGGTTGGGGCTTGGTATCCCTCTTTTTGCTAGTTGTTCTTTCGATTCGATCTGTATTCTACCACTCGTATCACGAAAGCTCCTAATTTTACACAACTCTTTTCGCAAATTAGCAAGATTTTCTATGTTTTTATCCAAATGTATCAAGAATTGTGGGTCACAGTACTCATTGTTCTTCACCGCGTGGTACGTTTTCCTGAATCTCTCTCTCAGATTCCAATAGATCTCAGCTTTCATGTTCTTGAATACGTCAACGTGTAGCAAGTCGCTGTCGTTCTTGCCGCCTGTGGGCTTCCGACTTGACTTGAATCCTTGGTACTGAATGTGTCCGCTATCATCCAAAGAGTTGAGCATGACTCGTGCCCCCGACCCGACCCCTATCTCATCGAATATCAAGTGCCGGGCATTGTGGTCCATAGCATCTTGGTACACAGCTCGTACCCCTTCTTCGATCGTGCCAGATCGCTGCTCTATCCGGTAGACCTTGCTGCCACGTCTCATCACCCACGCATGTAGATCCTTGCCCCCATCGGCGGGGTCATATCCGTAGATAGGCATTCCGTTACCAGGGTTGACCTTCAGCACACTGAACGCCCCAATAGCGGCGTCAAACCACGCAGGTTGGATCATTGAGTCTTCGTAATCTGCCGTTGGATATCCCTCGTAGACGTGCAGATACTTGTCATAGTCGTCCCGCTTCATCTCCGCTATCTCATCCTTCATGGTCTGGGACAGAAAGATGTTCTCGTCGTAGTTTATCTTACGAATGAATCGTTTAGAGGAATTGAAGTAGCCTTTCTCCTCGATCTTCTTAGCGTATGGAGCTACCAGGGTGCGATACACATAGTCACTCTCGTCTGCGGGGTTGAACGATACCCAGATCTCGCTGCCCTCTTTTCGAACAGTGGGCCGTAGCTTATCCCATGATTGTTCGGTGATGTTCTCTGCTTCCTCGATCCACACTACATCGATGCCCTCGAATGATTTGATCTTAGTGACATTGGCCTTGAGTCCTGAGAATCTAAACTCCGTACCAGATATGTGGTGAACGAGGCGGGTTTTCTGTGTCTCGTACCCGAACCCGTGCTTCTCGTTGAGATCTCCCAATAACTTGATGACGCTGTCTTCGATGGATGCTTGTAGCTCACGGGTACACAGCACTCTGATTCTCTCAGTAGTGCCACGTATCAGCAATGCAAGGGCTATGTGATAGGACTTAGCTGCGGCTCGTCCACCGAAATATATCTTGAGACGCTTAGGGCGAAACAAAGGGTCGAACGCTTGCAACATCTGAATAGTTTCAGTCTTCTGGTTCATCATCTTCTAGGTCTAGCTCGGCGTTGCCTTCTACGAAATCAATCTTAATCTTGCTGTTCATCTCGAATGCCTCACGTATTCCGAAGCCTGAGCTTACTGTCTTCCACACAACAGCGTTGAAGTCTTTCAGATCACCGTTCATTGCTTGGACGCCGGTGTTGTCGTAGTGGGCCTCTCGTGCCGCCCTGCCAACGGCCACTGCTTCCTTGAACTCTGGGTGCGCTTCTTTCCAATCTAGGAAAGTGCTTCTGGATATGCCGAAATCTGCTGCACAAGAGGACTCATTGAGTCCCGTGGTCATCAGCTCGATTGCTCGTGGACAGTGTGTCTCCGCGTCGTACTTAGACTTTCTCACGGGAGTGCCCCAATTATTCTTCCTCTCTTTGGAAAAATCCACCTTACGGTATTCGAGATCTCCATCACCACGCTTATGTCCAGTCACACCATTCCCTCTGCTTTGGCTTTCTTGAGTAGCTGCTTACGTAAAGACTTGACAGATGCACGGCTATTCACATCCATTTTGAAGAAGCGCGTGGCTAAATCTTTTAGCACATCTAAATCTTCGATCTTGTCAATGTTAATTATCGTTTGCATTACTTGGTTGAAGTCATCGACGATCGCGACGTCCGTTGCCTTGTGTTCACCGAGGAATGCTGCGGGGCTGGTTCGCCAACCTTCTTCGAATAGTTCCTCTGCCCGAGCGGCAGAAACGATCATACTTTCCATCACACCGTCGAAGTTTTGGAAATATACAAAAGTTCTATATTCGGGTTGACTTTTGGATTCTTCTGTGAGTTTTTTAAACATGTCCGTTCCGTTTCCTCAAATCTGATTGTCGAATCGAGAGTATCTCTCTCTCTACTCGTTTCGTTTCCCGACGGTCACGCCGGATGTGAAAAACGAGACTAACGACGAAAGTCGCTATCGTGAAGATGAGACCGGTGACCATTACGAAGTCCCCCAGTCCTATGCCAGCAGCTACCGCTGTCCCCATCCCAGTCGTCGCCGATACCGTGGCCGACAAATTCTCTGTTGTCATGTTCGTGTCCGAAGTTTCTTCTAGTGGGAGTGGGAGCAGCTTTGCAGACTGTAATCGTTCCGCCATTCGCTAAGTACTCCGTTATTTGTGTCTGTATGTCCATGTTCGCGATACTGCCCCCTTCACCGGTTGATGTCAAGGGATGTTAACAAGTGAGAAATCCAGCTGCACGCAAGCAAAATACTTAGACCATAGTTTCCCTAGAACTAAACTATATTGCACATGGCATAAGTAATACATATATCTTATTCTTGCTGGATTGCTGGATTTATTAGTGTTTTAATTATAATGTTTCATAGAGTTACAAGAATCCCGTAAGAAATCACTTTAACTTTTTCTTGCGCGATTTTATAAGCTCTTGCTGGATTCTTACCTGGTGTTCTCCTCGCCATGGTGTGTTTTTGGACACGCTGTCAAAGGCATCATGAAGTGTAAGGTCATTATTTCCCTAATATGACTGGGCTTGCGGGATCAGTCACATGTTTGTGCCTGCAAAATACACCTACCGTTCGTCGGAAACCTGTGGCAAATCTCTCTAAAATTGTGAGATAGTAGGTCTATCAACAGGAGATAACCAATGCTTAGACAACGAATCAACGCGGTGAAGAACGAGGAAATGCGAATCCATCTACACAATTGCCTGTCCTATTCAGAGATGTCCACCACTAACAGATCGGACCTGGCCACCTATATGTACTTACTATGCGATGTCACGCAACGGCCTTCGTACCATCTACTTACCGCTCACGAGAGAGCTAACATCTGTGTCTTACAAGGAGAGATAATGTTATGAAAGTGATCGCCCAGAAACACACCAGCAACTACACACCTGGCCACCGTTACACTGTGTTAGATGAGAAAGATAATTGCTACCTTATAGAGGAGACCGACTTGTGGGCGTTCAAGAGTTGGTTCATCGAGGTACCGTTTCACTATCTACCAGAAGAAATCTGTGTCATTTGCGGAAAGACCTGTGTAAACTGCGAGAAGATAACCAAAGGAGGGGCGTTATTACCTCTCACACCGAGAAACATCGAGTGTCAGCTAGAGTTCTTTCAGCGTAAGCTACAACAACCAGGTCACCCAAACACGGTAGTATCTTGGGACATAACGGGAGCAATACTATGGCCGTAACCAACATAAACGTAGACAAGGAGATAGTCGCAATAGCAGAGAGACAGCTGCGACTAGCTAAACAAGGGCTGCTCACCTCTTTGGCCACGATAGCCATAATAGACGGCGAGTGGGACACAGAAATAGTGCCTTCCCCAGATGTGAACCTAATAGAGATGTTGGGGATGGTGCATTTATTGGCTGGTGAGATAACCAAGGAGTTGTCAGAATGATTACACAGGCGAGACTTAAAGAGTTGTTGCACTACGACCTTGAGACGGGCGACTTTACTTGGTTACAGGACCGAAGTGGCGCGTCCAAGAAAGGGACTGTCGCCGGCAACGAACTGAGATGCCACACCGGTAAAACTTACAAAAGGATAACGCTGGAGAAGAAGAACCACCTATCGCATAGATTAGCATTTCTATATATGGAAGGAGAACTCCCTCCTAACGACGTGGACCACCACAACGGCGATGGCACTGATAACCGGTGGGCCAATCTCAGACACGCTACTCGTACCGAGAACTGTCGCAACCAAAGAAGGTGCGCAAGCAATACCAGCGGCATCACGGGAGTTAACTTCCACCCGCGAGTTGCAAGGTGGCAAGCGAGAATAACAGTGAGCAAGAAAAGGAAGAGTCTCGGCTATTTCGATAACATATTCGACGCCGCAGCAGCTAGAAGATCTGCACAGAATCATTATAACTTCCACGAAAATCACGGGCAAGAGCGTCCACTATAGGAGAATAAGTTTTGAAATTTAAAGGTTTGAACTACAAGATTGGCGCACACGGAATGCTCTACGCGGAGTATCTAGGCCGGTGGTACCGATCCTCTCAAGCAGAGACAGACGCCGAGATCCTTGCCATCGTAGACAATAAACAGGATCCCGACTACAGAGACGATGAGTACCATGCTCTGTCACAGAAACGTAATCCTCCCAACTTCACCATGATAGCCAATCGATTGGTGTACTTGGAGATGCGCAACAACGGTCCCTTGTCCGAGATTGACATCAGAAAAATAGTCACCCGAGTAGAGGAAGCCACACAGCCCCCGACACGCAGAGGGCGCCTGTGTACCAAACTATCCAAAGTGACTGCGTTCCGGTCAGCGGACCAACGATATGCAGTAGAAAGGTACCTCGCTGGCGACACGATGGCCGTCATTTCCCAAGCGACAGGCCGCAGCCAACAATCATTATCGCTAACATTCCACAATCTCACTAAGGACTTAACATGAAACCAGAAATATACCAAGAGAAGAGTAAGCAATTCGCGATCTACTCGAAAGAGGTAGAGGAGGAATACCTACAGTTAGGCCTAATAGCGGAGATCGGCGAGGTGATCGGTGTACGAGCCAAGCATTTACGAGATGGCACCAGCTACGAGCACTATCGCGCCGCGCTGTTGAAGGAGATCGGCGACTGTTTCTGGTTCCTCAGTCAGATCCACACGATGCTAGGCACCGAGTTGAAGGAGAGCATCATTGCTTATACCAATGATGAACACGAGGCACTATTGACTCTACAAGACTGGGGCGGCGACATTCGCAACACAGTTGATCTAGAGCTGGACCTAGCCGCCCTCATGTTTAATCACGACATGACCATAGAAGAAGTATTACTCACAAACTACGAGAAGCTGAAAGACCGCAAAGCACGAAACGTTATAAGCGGTAGCGGTGATAATCGCTAAAAGTTCTTTCACTAATCCACCGAGTAAGGTTATTGTTTAGGCATAGGAGAGAAATTATGAAATTAAGTTACCCAAAAGCAGAACCGAAAATGTACCTTGTGACCGAGCATGTCGGACAGATATCTTTGATCAGAGGGGTGTCCAGTAACCTAACGAAACTAATGGTAAACCCCGCATGACGTGGACAGAGCTAACCCCCGCTGAGCGCCGGAGCTGGATCAACAACCCCGAGCCTGCATTCAAGGAGCCAGACGAATGAAAGTGATCATCAGGC